AGCATTATATGTTTGAAAATTTGACGGAAAAGAATTTCCAATTGTTTGCAATGAAACATTATGAGAATCCACATTGTACGGATGTATTAGAGTTTCATGATGATTTGAAGAGAATACGGTATGTTAAAAGATTATTTCGAAAGTATAAAGAGACAGGTGATCTAAAAGAGAGATTGATTATTAATCACTTGGTTGTGTTGTTTAATACTTTTGAATCGCATGCGATGACTAGAATGTTGTTACTTAAACTTGATGGTTATCAGGATTGCCTGAAACCATTTTTAATTATGCTGAGTTATTGGGAACCACACAAATTTGGTAAAATTGATGGAAAGATTTACAAAGACAGTGACATAACACTCGATCCAAAGATCATAGAGACGATACGGAATATTTAAATGGCAAACAAAATTGTAGATCTAATACTAATATACCAGTTTCTCAAAAGGTTGACAACACCATTTAATAAGTCCGAAGCATACAAACTTGGGATTATTGACGAGAACGGTAAGAGAATCAAAAAACCAGAGACTGCTGATGAAGAAAAGGCATATGGTTATTTTGATCGATTGGTATTTAACGTTAAGAAACTCATAGAAAAAGTTCCGGGAGGTAAGTCTAAACTTGCCTCTTATGCAGCAGCATTGTTTCTCATTAGGGAAAGCAACAACGTAAAAGAAGAATATAGCGAAAAAGAACTTATCGAAGGATGGGTACAAGCAATGGACGATTTAGAAAAGGAAAGCAATATAAGTCTGAAGGAACTTATGGAAGATGCCCCTGCTAATGCGACTGGTGCGGCAGTTGCTGGCACAGGCGATGATCCAGTGCATTGGAAGAAAATGGATGCACGTAAAAAAGAAATGAAATCATTCCTTAAACGTTATCTGGATCAAAAAGAAAAACGCAGAAAGATCAAAGAAAGAAAAGACTTTCTGAAGCAGTTAGGGTTATAAGATGCCAGTTTATTATCCCATGGATGATGTCTACCTCAATATTGCGAGGGGATTGGTTAAAGACACGTCTGATATCCATAAGTTTGGAGCAAATCCATCACTCGGAAATGGTTTGGCAAATATAGAGACCATATGGGATGGTTCTAACTTATATCCATGGTCAACTTGGGATAGTGGCGCAGACAACTTATATCTTGCTTCTTCTAACTCAGCAGATACATCAAGAGTTATTGAGGTTCAAGGACTTGACGAAAACTACAATCTACAGATCGAAACTGTAACACTAAACGCAAGTGATGCAACCACTGCTGTTGCAACAGCAAATACTTACATTCGTGTTTTTAGAATGAGGAATGTTGGATCCACTGGTATTGCTGGGAATGTTACTGCAAAATATGGCACTTCAGGTGGCACCACAGTTGCCCAGATCACAGACGGTAATAATCAAACACTGATGTGTATATATACAATACCTGCAGGATATAAAGGTTATCTATTAAACTTTGAGTTATCTTCTGGAAAGAACGATGAGATCCACACCAAATTGTTTATTAGAGATTTTGGTGGAGTATTCAGACTTAACCACCAAGCAGCATTTGCACAGATACAATACAATTATAAATACAGTGTGCCTTTTGAAATTAATGAAAAAGCAGACATAGATCTTCGTGCATATGCGGGAAGTGCTGGTGTTGACATTAGTGGCACATTTAATTTGATCTTGATGAAGAAACCATTAGGGTAAATATATGGCAAGATTATACGCATTAATTATTATATTAGCAGTTCTTGGAAGTGTTGGATATGGTGCAATGTGGTATTATAAAGATACACAAGCACGTATTGCTACACTACGAGAAAACAATGCAAAGTTAAATGTTGCGTTGGAAACTAGTGAAGCAAGCATAGGTGCACTGAAAGAGAATATGGCACAGGTTGCCGAAGCAAATCAGGCATTGCAAAGAGACTTACAGAAGGCAGAACGATACACTGATGAACTTCGTGGCAAATTGAGTCGTTTGGATTTGGTGGTTGAAGCATTGAAAGATGCAAAAAAACTAGAAGGAAAGATGAATGGCGCAACAGCAAAACTATGGCGTGAGTTGGAAAAAGATACTGGTGGTCTTGGCGATACTCCCCTTCCTGAATGGTTGCAGTCTACTCCAGTGGAACAAACCAGAAACGGAAGTGAAGGTAGTGACAAAGGTGGAGCAAACGCAGATACCGACAGTACCACGACCGAAACCGCTACAACTAACTGATACTAGAGTAAGAGTTGTCAATCAGCACAACTTAGAAGATTTTATTGCTGAGTTCAAGGAGCAAAACGGGGAACTTGCGTTTGTTGCTTTGAGTATGAGAGATTACGAGAACCTTGCTCTTAATATTGCTGATTTGCGTAGATATATAAAACAACAGGGTGAGATCATAGTCTATTACGAGACAGCAGTCACACCTAAAAAAGAAGAACCAAAACAGACAGAAGAAAAGTAAGGGGTTGTTATGCCAGCAAGAAAAAAGGAAGATACACTTACAGTGTGGCAAGGTGAAGAAGTAAATATCTTCCAATTGTTGGAGGACAGAAGAATCGAATCAGAGAGAAGAAATGAAGTGTTGCATAAGAGGATTGGAGAATTGAGAGACGAAATGTCAGAGAAAATCGAATCCTCGCATAAGGAGATTATGAAAGAGATTCGTGAACTCCGTGCTGAACAAAGAGAGCATGCCCAAGAAATGTCTAATAGAGTGAGCAAACTAGAGAATTGGAAGTGGGGTATCGTAGGTGGAGCAGCAGTAGTTGGGTTTCTACTCGCTGGTGGAATAGAGGCACTTCATAACCTATTAACATAAAAAAGTTCTTGACAATCTGACTCACTGGGTATATAATAGACCCTATGAGTTATATTGATACAAAATACATAAACCTACTTTCTAGTCAATTACCACTATTCAAACGGAAGGACAGTTCTCTGTACAACTTCCGTTGTCCTTACTGTGGTGATTCCCAAAGAAACAAGACCAAAGCACGTGGATATATCTTCCAGAAGGAAGCAACGTATATCTATAAATGCCACAACTGTGGACAAGGTGCGAGTCTTGCTAATCTAATCAAACACGTAGATCCAGAGTTGCATAAGCAATATGTATCTGAGAGGTTCTTTGATGATAAAAGAGTAGTTCCTAAAAAAACTCCGATACATAAGTTTTCAAAGAAAGCAAACTACCTTAAAACACCACTTGGTAAATTGAAGAGTGTATCTCAATTAAATCAAGATCATCCCGTACGTAAATATGTACGTAAACGACGTATTCCAAATAACAAGGATTATAAATTATTCTATGCTCCTAAGTTTTATGAGTTTGTGAATCGTTGTGTTCCTAATAAGATCAAGGAAATAAAAAACGATGAACCAAGACTGGTCATTCCATTCCTCGACTCCAGTCGAAACTTAATAGGATTTCAGGGACGTGCGTTTGGTAAGTCTCAACCCAAGTATATTACGATTATGCTTGACGAGAACTCTCCAAAGATATATGGTATGGATACGGTTGATTGGTCTAAGACGGTTACTGTAGTTGAAGGTCCAATTGACTCTATGTTTATTGATAATGCAATTGCTATGGCGGGTGCTGATGTTAGCAAATTAAATGTTGACGCAGACTTGAGATTCTGTTATGATAATGAACCTCGTAGCAAAGAGATTATCAGAAGGATGGAGAGAAGTATAAATGAGGGTTATTCGGTTGTCGTGTTTCCAGATGGTATCAAAGAAAAAGATATAAATGATATGGTACTCTCTGGTAGGACAGTGGAAGAAATCCAAGATATTATAACTACAAACACATACAAAGGATTATCAGCAACAGTAAAACTGAGTGAATGGAGAAAGGTATAATATGTGGATATCTTCGAGGTAGCAAAGGGCACAGAATGTGAACCGAAAGAATTTTTGACAGAAGAACAGCGCAGTGGTTTTGGTTGCGTGGTTCCTGATATATTTTTGGAATATAAAGGTATAAAGTTTGGCATAGGTATGGATGCCAAACTTTGGATATATGAAGACGGAGAATGGCGTAAAGCATGAAAGTTGTAACTTTAAAGTGGTTTGGTACTATATGTTTTTTGAGTTCAGCGATACTGCTCTCTTCGAATACTGAAATATCTAGATATGGTTTTATTATATTTTTTATAGGTCATTTAACACTAGCAATATTGTTTTTTAAATTGAAGGATCATCCTATGTTTTTTCAAAACTTTATGTTTCTGTTTATTGATGCTTGGGGAATCTATCGTTGGTTTTAATTACAGGAGAATGAAATGAAAGCACAAATCGTAAACAATCTTAAAGACAAATATCAAAATCAAATTGACACTGCAAAGACTAACATTGATATATTTCTAGCAAGTCCACAAGGTGTTGCTGAACACATTGACTTTACAGAAACAGTTGAAAAGGAGTTGGAGAAAATTGCTCATGCTAATGATATGCTTGAAGCATTGGGACATCTAACTAAGTAGTGAGGAATAAAATACAATGAAGGTGAGATTAATCAGTTATTCGCAACCGCCTGTGGGGGAAGTTAATGTCGGGGAGGATGTACAGGAACTCATTGCGTATTGTGCTCGTGTGTCCAACCCATCGAATCAAAATAACACCGAAACATCGACTAAACTGTTACATTATCTCGCAAAACACAAACATTGGTCACCGTTCGAAATGGTGTCTGCTTGCTTAGAGATTGAAACGACTAGAGATATTGCTCGACAAATATTGCGACATAGATCTTTTTCATTTCAGGAGTTTAGTCAAAGATATGCTGACCCTACACAAGATTTAGAATTTGTAACACGTGAAACAAGATTACAAGATCCTAAGAATAGACAAAATTCAGTTGTTTCTAATGACGAGTTATTACATGCTCAGTGGGAAGAGTACCAAAACAAAGTCATAGATGCAGCAAAAACTGCATACTCTTGGGCAGTAACTAGAGGAATCGCAAAAGAACAAGCAAGGGCAGTATTGCCTGAAGGATTAACGATGTCACGAATGTATATGAATGGCACGTTACGAAGTTGGATGCACTACATAGAACTACGCAGTGCAAATGGCACCCAAAAAGAACATATGGATATAGCAAAGGAATGCGCAAAAGTAATTGCTAATGTATTTCCTTTGGCAGAGACACTAACATAAAAAGAATAATAGAGGGTATAAATGAGTGAAAAATACTTAGGGGTTATTATTGACCCTAAAAGGGATAAGAATTTATCGGGACAAGGAATAAAATTACTTAAAGACTATTACTGCAAAGAGGGAGAACCATCACCACAACACGCATTTGCACGTGCTGCTGCAGCATACTCGTATGGAGATAAAAAACTAGCACAGAGAATATATGACTATGCATCAAATGGTTGGTTTATGTTTGCTTCTCCTGTTTTGTCAAATGCCCCCAAACCAAAAGAAAAAGTGAAGTCACTTCCTATTTCATGCTTTTTGACTTATGTTCCAGATTCACTAGATGGTCTAATTGATCACACTGCTGAATTGCGTTGGTTATCAGTTAAAGGTGGAGGAGTTGGTGGGCATTGGAGTGCGGTACGTTCGGTATCCGATATTGCACCCGGACCAATGCCATTCTTACACACAGTCGATGCAGATATGGTTGCGTATCGACAAGGAAAAACTAGGAAGGGGTCATATGCAGCATACATGGATATCTCTCATCCTGACATTCTTGAGTTTCTCAATATGCGGATTCCTACTGGGGACGTTAATCGCAAATGTCTTAACTTGCATCACGCAGTTAACGTAACGAATGACTTTATGGAAGCAGTGCAAGCAAATGGTGACTGGGATCTAAAAGATCCTAATGATGGCACTGTACGTGAGACACTAAAGGCAAGAAAGGTATGGGAGTTAATACTAGAGACTAGATTCCGTACAGGGGAACCTTATGTGAACTTTATTGATACAGCAAATTCTGCACTGCCAGAGACAATGAAAAAGAAAGGACTGAAGATTCATGGATCTAATCTCTGTAACGAAATACATTTACCTACAAGCGAAGATCGTTCTGCAGTTTGTTGCCTATCAAGTGTCAACCTTGAAAAATTTGATGAATGGAAAGACACTACAATGGTTCGTGATCTTGTGCATTTTCTCGATAATGTATTGCAGTTTTTTGTAGATAATGCTGGCGATGAGATTAGTCGAGCAAGATACTCGGCACAACAAGAGAGAAGTATTGGTCTTGGTGCGATGGGATTCCATTCCTACTTACAGCAACATTTGATTGCATTTGAATCTGATGAAGCATCAGAAATGAATAAGGAAATCTTCAAGTACATTCAAGACGAAGCAATCAAGGAATCTAATATTCTTGGGCATGAAAAAGGTGAAGCACCAGACATGAAAGGCACCGGACGAAGGAATGCTCATCTAATTGCTATTGCTCCAAATGCGAACTCTAGTTTGATTGCAGACACCTCTCCGTCGATAGAACCGTGGAAGGCAAATGCATTCACTAGTCGTACAAGAGCAGGGTCTCATCTAATAAAGAATAGATATCTTGAGAAGATTCTAAAGAAACTCGATAAGAACACCGATGAGATTTGGTCTTCCATTATTACTAATGGTGGGTCTGTACAGCATTTAGATTTCTTGGATGAGCACACAAAGAATGTGTTTAAGACAGCAATTGAAATCAATCAAGATTGGGTTGTTCGTCTTGGTGGAGAAAGGCAATATTATATTTGTCAAGGACAGTCTCTAAACATCTTCTTTCCTGCTGGTGCAAGTAAGAGATACCTACATAAGACACATTTTGATGCGTGGAAATATGGTTGTAAGGGACTTTATTATTTGCGCACTGAAACATCTAATCGTGCAGAAAACGTTGCACAGAAAATCGAAAGAGAAGCACTTAAAGACTATAATAGCAATGCAGAGTCGCAAGACGAGTGTGTTGCATGCCAAGGGTAGAGAGGGGAAATATGGAAATTGTAGTATATTCAAAAAGCGGATGTCCGTTTTGCGTTAAAGCAAAAGAATGGTTTGATGCACATGGGTTCTCATATACCGAGAATCTTATGGATAACGAAGAGCAGAGACTTGCATTCTATCAGAAATTGAATGGTGTCAGCGAGATGATAAGTCAGGGAACAGAAGTTCGTAGAGTTAATTCTGTTCCTCAAATTTTCATAAACGGAAAACACATTGGTGGTTATGATCAACTAATGGAGAAGGCAGATGACATCCTCAAGAAGCGTTCTGGGGGTCTCCTAGAGTTCTCTAGGACATATAAACCCTTTCACTATCCATGGGCAGTAGAGGTCACCACAAGGCACGAGAAGGCACACTGGATCGAAGATGAGTTAGACCTATCAGAAGATGTTACTGATTGGAAGGGTGGCAAAATGACCCCAACAGAAAAGGAATATGTCACAAACATTCTTCGTTTGTTTACTCAGTCTGACGTAGCAGTTGGTCAGAACTATTACGACCAGTTCATTCCTAAGTTTAAGAATAATGAGATTCGTAATATGCTTGGTTCGTTTGCTGCACGTGAGGGTATCCATCAAAGGGCATATGCACTACTAAACGAAACACTTGGTTTATCTGACAGCGAGTACCACGCATTTCTTGAGTACACAGAGATGGTTGATAAGATTGAGTACATGACAAAGGCAGATCCTTCCACACAACGTGGACTTGGATTAGCACTTGCTAAGTCAGTATTCAATGAGGGTGTTGCATTGTTTGCATCATTCGTTATGCTTCTCAACTTTCAGCGTTTCGGTAAGATGAAAGGCATGGGCAAGGTAGTAGAGTGGAGCATACGAGATGAGTCGATGCACGTAGAGGGTAATGCAAAACTGTTTAGATCTTTTTGCTCTGAGCATCCTCGTATCGTAGACGATGGATTTAAAAAAGAGATCTACTTAATGTCTCGGAATGCAGTTGATTTAGAGGACAAGTTTATCGATCTGGCGTATAAGTTGGGAGAGATTGAGGGACTCAGTTCTGATGAAGTTAAACAGTACATTCGATATATTGCTGATAGACGATTACTACAATTGGGGTTGAAAACGAACTTCAAAGTTAAAGACAATCCACTTCCATGGTTGGAGTGGGTATTGAATGGTGCCGATCACACCAACTTCTTCGAGAATCGTGTTACCGAATATGAGGTAGCAGGTTTGACTGGAGATTGGGATGCGGCATATGCCGCATAATTAAAATAACTATATAATCATTAGTTGTTAGTAACAAGTTTCAAAGGAGTAACATGACCACCACTAATATTCCAATACAAATAACTTATGAATTAATCTGTGACGATTGCGGTGCAGAGTATGATTTATATTTTGTGGAAGATAATAGTGAATCGCCTATGTATTGCCCATTCTGTGGGTGCGATGTTAATTTGGAGGATGTAGAAGATGATGAAGAGAGTCTTGAGGTTGAAGAGTTAGATTTTGACGATGACGACGAGAGATGGTGATTACGAAAACCCATGGACGTATAACGGCAAAATCTTTACTAGTGATGACATAGAAGACTATGTTGGGTTTGTCTATATCATTCATGATTTAAATAATGACAAGAGTTATGTTGGCAAAAAGACATTTGTATCAAAAAGAAAACTACCGCCACTTAAAGGTAAAACTCGAAAGAGAATCAAGGTAGTTGAATCTGACTGGAAGGACTACTATGGTTCTTCTGAAGAAGTGCAAATTTTACTTGAAAAAAATGGAGTTTTGTGTTATGATAGAAAGATATTACACTTATGTAAAAATAAAGGTGTGATGTCTTATCTTGAGGCAAAGGAGCAATTCGACAGAGGTGTTTTGCTGTCGGATAAATATTATAACGGTATTATTAATTGTAAGATCCATAGATCTCACGTGAAGGAACTAAAGAATGAAGATAAGTGAATTTGTTGATGTCAAGAAGTTTAAATTTATACCAGAAGATAAAAATACAAATGATGTAAGACTACGAGAATTAGATTGGTTGGCACCATATATTGGTGACTGGGGATATAATCTAGAGTTCGGAGTATTTAATGGTGTCACAATTTCGTGTCTAGCAACCGCAAGACCAGACCTAGAATTCCATGGATTTGATTCCTTTGAGGGATTGCCATCTGATTGGGATATGGGATCAAAGCATGTAAAAGCAGATGCCTTCGATCGTAAAGGGGTTATGCCCGAAGTTCCAGACAATGTAAAACTCTGGAAGGGTTGGTTCTCTCAAACGATTATGGATTGGTTGATACATGTATCTGAAGAAGGTTATACTAAACCTCACCTACGAAAAAACATTTCATTTCTACATGTAGATTGTGATGTCTACTCCTCTACCAAAACTGTTCTAGATGATCTGAATAAATGGATCGTCCCTGGGACAATCATTCGGTTCGATGAACTATCTTGTTGGCGAAATGTATTCAAAGAGGCATCTCCGACTGGTCCTGCAAATCGTGTACATTACACTACATGGCGAGATCACGAATGGAAAGCAATGAATGAGTGGTTAGAAACATTTGATCGTAAGATCATTCCTATCTCTCGTAATTGGTTCCAAGGTGCAACTGTAATGGTAACTCAATAATGATAATCTCTCATGAGCACAAATTTATTTTTGTGAAGACTCGAAAGACAGCAGGTTCTACATTAGAGAAACTTGTATACCCTTATCTGAATCCAAAGGGGGACATTTGTACAGGTTCAGTGAGAGACGAAACCCCACCAATCAATACTGGAGACTATGGAACAAATGGTCATGCTGCATGGAAAAGTATCGTAGAAAAAGATCCCATTCCGTGGGAGACATACTACAAATTCACGATCGAAAGAAATCCTTGGGACAAGGTTGTCAGTTCTTATTTTTGGCATAAGAAAATTAAAGAACAGCAGTTTAAGGATGTTGAATTTGAACCATATGTAGAGACGTGCCCACTACTTCCAATTGATTGGGAAATGTATGCGCATGGTGATAAGTTGCTTGTTGATGATGTTTTCTTCTACGAAGATATGGCAACAATGTATAAAACTTTAAATGATAGGTTTGGATTTAACATTACAGAAGAGCAATGGACAACCACTAAACTCAAATCTGGCATCAGGAAAGTGACAGACTATAAAGATCTACACACTAAAGAAACAATCGAAAGTGTCGGTAGAATGTTCAGAAAAGAAATAGGTACATTTGAATATTCATATGATAATATCAGACAAATATAAATTCGTTTTCATTAAAACGAGAAAAGTAGCAGGTTCATCTTTAGAGCAATGTATATACCCATACTTGAGCAAAAAGGATGTTTGTACTGGAGGAACTTGGGATGATAATTACCCGACATTAAATTATCCCTATCAATGGCAATCTCATCTAACGATGAATCAGGTGTATAACAATTGTACTGGAGATAGATTACATGACATAAGAGAAAATTATTTTAAATTCACAATCGAAAGGAACCCGTGGGACAAAATGGTTAGTTACTATTTTTGGTATAAAAAAACAAGACCCACACAACTTGCTGAACAATATGGTATAAACACATTTCAAGAATTTATAAGAGAAATACCAGGCAGTTTAGTTAGCGATTGGGGACATTATCATGACATTAAAACTCGTGAGGTGAACGTCGATAAAATATATCGATTCGAAGACCTGAGTCCACTCATTAACAAACTTGCAGAATTGGGTATAGATATAAAAGATGACTTTGCTAACACTAGATGTAAAGACTATGGCAGACCCCACAGAGATTACAGAGGGATGTATAAGAGTGATGGTGACATAATAGTTATTCAGAAGAGATTTAGAAAGGTTATTGATTTGTTAGGATATGAATACGATGGATAAAATTAGAATGTTTATTGGCACCAGTGCTAATGGCGAAGATGCTCTTGCTGAGATGGCATACGAGTACACGTTGAGAAAGAATACAGATCGTGAACTGGAAATCGTTTGGATGAGAAAGTCTAATGAGGGATTTTGGTCTGGGTTCAATGACACTAGGTGGTCTACACCGTTCTCAGGTTTTAGGTGGGCAATTCCAGAATACTGTGGATTTGAAGGTAAGGCAATTTACACTGATGTAGACATGCTAAACTTCGAAGACATCGGAAATCTGTTTGATCTAGAGATACCAAGTGACAAGTGGGTTCTAGCAAGAGATGGTAAGAGATTTGGTGGTAAAGAGTTTTGTGTGATGCTTTTTAACTGTGAGAAGTTTGCAAAGGGAGCAATGCCCAAGAGCAAGTCATGGAAGAATGCTGATACTGTTCATCACCAGTTCATACATATCTTCCAACAGGGACTGGTAGGAGATTTAGATCCTAAGTGGAACAGTCACGATGGTGATGTCAATCCATATAGCATACTCCACTATACTCACATGCCGACACAACCATGGAGACCCACATGGTTTACAGGAAATCCTGAACCTCACCCTAAACCAGAACTTGTTGATTTATTTTGGAAAATGGTTGACGAGGCAGAGGAAAATGGGTATAATAGGAAAGATTACCAAATCAATCGTGGAATAGAATATGGAATTATCGGAAAATAGGTATGGCGAAGTCCCATCCTCACCAGTAATATTTGCTGCATGTGATGCAGTTTATTTTGAAAAATTTGCACCTGCCTTTGTATCGAGTATCGGTAAGAACACTTGCTACGATATACACATACATGTCGTAAATCCGACTAAGAAAACATTTGCTCTATGTTCTTATCTGAACTCACAGATACGCAATCAAATTACATATACGTTTAGTGACACAGATATATCTAAACTAAACGATCAACAGGTTCGTGCACTGTATGCATGTACTAGGTTCATGGTTGCTCCGATGATTTTAGAACATGCAAAACAAATTATGATTACAGATATTGATTGTCTGATCATGCAAGATTTCGATTTTCCTGTTGAACCCATTGGATATTTCCCTCGCACAGATGATACTGGTGCAGCGAATGAGTGGGAAGAAGTTGGTATGAAACTTGCAGCAGGTTGTGTGTATTTTGATATTACTGCGATGAATGTCTGTGTTGGTGTTGCTCAAACCATAGCAAATTTACCATTACAATGGTTTAACGATCAAGTTGCACTGAGTCACATATTCAAACAAATACCAGATAATGCTGTTCGTCATTTTGATAGTAAATTTATGGACTGGGAATTTGTTGAAGGCACTACCATATGGACTGGTAAAGGACCACGCAAGTACGAGAATCCGACATATGTAAATGAACAAGAATCTTATACTGATATGATTATGGAGGATTGGTCTCTAAAGGTTATATTAAAACCTAGACTTGACATTCCATTCAAACAATTCGGTCTCACTAAACGAGACAGTGTTAATGAACCGATTCGAAAGAACTGGGATAACTTTGTAAAGAAACTTGCTGACGACAATACGCTGATTGTGGAATCTCCACGTTGGATGTTTAATTCTGAAATAGAGAATCTGTTCCCCACTGCTAAAGTT